ATGACCTGCGGCCCGATCGTCTCGCCCTGGGTCGCTGGCGTGTAGATGTACTGCCGCCCTTGGTCGAGCCGGATGCGGTCGAGCCGCGGCAGGGTCACGGCACCGACGGAGACAACGCGGTAGCGCAGCCACATCGCCTCGATCGCGTTGACGACGTCTGACTTCTTCCACGCCCGCTCCAACGTCTGTGGGAGCGCCCACTCGACGTAGTCGCTCTGCGTGAGGTCGGCAGTGTGATCGTTGAGCTGGTCGAATGGCACCCAGGACGCTGTCACCAAGTAGTCGAGGCGGTCGGCGCTCGCCGTGATCTGGCCGAGCAACCCGCTCGTCTGCGCCTTGTTCACGCCTCCACCGAAGGTGCTGGTCACGACCTCCTGTGCGCCCGTCTTCGTGTAGGTGATCGTGACCTGCGCGCCGCTGGCGTCCGTCGGGCCGAGCAGCGAGGTCAAGTCGAAGACGATGGCGCCAGGCGCAGAAGACGTGTCCACCGAGGTCGGGTTGAACGCGGACCACTCGCTGTCGAAGTACTCCCAGACGCCAGCGATGCCGGAAGCCATGACGGTCAACAGCAAGTCGAGCTGCGTCGGCATGACTTGGGCGTGCGCGACGTAGAGCGCGTCTCCAGCCACAAGCGAGCCGGCCCACGGGTAGAACAGTGAGCCCGGCGTGTTGGCTTGCCCAGCGAAGTTGGTGCTGTACTTGCGCAGCTCCCAAGAGAGGTTCTGCTCCGAGGTGAAGCCAGGCGAGCGACCGCCCGGCATCCGCACCACGGCGAGGTCCGTCGCGCTCAGGCGTTGCGTCACCCTGAACTCGCCACCGTTGCTGGCCTTGCTGCCCGCGACGGCGAGGTGCTGCCCGACCACATCGCTCGCCCACGAGCCGGAGTCGCGGCGGAAGAGGCTGTGCGAGCTGGAGAAGACTTGCCCCGTACCGTAGTCCGTCCGCTGCGCGCCGTAGACGTAGGTGACTTGGTCGGTGCGGTTCAGGTCGACCCCTTCGCCCGGCGCCTCGAAGGTGATTGGAGGAACGCTGCTCGTCGCGAACTCGGCCAGCGCTGGAACGAAGCCGACTTGGTCGACCGTCGATACCTCGCTCAATTTGAGCACAATATCGGCGACGGCCGGCGACGCGCTCGTCAGCTCGATGCCCATGAGGCGGAGGAGCTGCTTGACGCTCTCCAACAGGCTCGCGCTGTCCAACAGCAGCTCGGTCGCGACGGAGTCGAGGCGCGTGTTGTTCAAGTGCCCGACGAGCGCGAACGCGCGGAGGAGCTGGACGTGAACCTCAAAGTCGTTCTCGTCCGTCAGCCCGAGCCGCTCGCGGTTCGCTCGCATGTAGGCGAGCAGCTCGCGGAGGATCTCGGGATAATAGAATCCCGAGAACGCTACCCCACCCGGCGTTTCAATCACTTCAGTCGCCATCACGCAGCTCCGACTTGGCGCCAGTACCGCCTGTGCTTGATGTTGCTCACGGTTGGCTCGCTGACCCCGAATGCCCGCGCGATGCGGAAAACCCGTTCGCCCAAACAGATCCCCCGCTTGATCTCAACGACAGCCTTGCGCGTCAGCTTGGCGCCAGGGTGCCGTTCGCCCCCTTGAAACTGCCCCCGCTGCCTGCCCTTCGCCATCTTGATGAGACCGTAGCCGCCCGTCTTCGCTCCTGTCCACTCCCAGCACCCAACGGGCTGCTTACGTACCTTCTCCCAGAAACGGGTCGCGAACCCCGCGAAGGGCACGCCACCGGGGGTCTCGATCACTTCGGTTGCCATCGGCTGCTACCCTCCGCTCGGCGGGAGCGGCACTTCGATCTCGTCCCGTCGGCCAGTCTCCAGGTTCTTGTACCAGACGGACATGGTCTTCTCAACGCCGCTCGTCGTGAACTCCAGGCGCTCCAGCTTCGCGAGCTGGTCCCGCTCGAGGGTCGCGAACGCGGCCCGGACACGCTCTCGGATCACGCCGTCGGGCAGCGCGTCGTTGATGTCGAAGATCATGAACTCGCCGAGGCCGAGGTCTTGGAACGGGTTGTCCGAGTCGCCCTCACCCATCGCGACAGCGATGAGCTGCTCGATGTAGGCGTCGCCGCCGAGCAGCTCGAGGCGCCCGTTCTTCGCGCTCGTCGGGAGCTTGATTCCCTTCGCCATGCGCTACCCCGTCTTCGACTTGCTGCTCAGCCAGTTTGGCGGTGCAGCCTGGAACGTGACGACCGCGGCCTTGAACGCCGTCCACGCGGCCACGAGCGCGGTGAAGCCCGCGGCCAACGGAGCCAGCAACCCGGTTGACGCAGCGGCCAGCGCGGTGAACTGCGCGATGCTCTGGTCTGCGAGAGTTCCCTGCGCCGTGAGGTACGTGCCGAGGTCCGTGTTGAACGCCTCGCCCTTCAGCAGCGCGTGCGTCCCGCCGGCCAGCTCCAGCGGGGAACCCGGCGCGATGGAGATGGTGCCCGACGGTGAGAGCGTGATCGACGCCAGCCCGTTGCTGATGACGATCTCCTTCGTCTTCTTCAGGATGACCGACGCACCGCTGCCGTCCTTCAGCAGGACTTGGTCTTTGTCGAGCGTCAGCTCCGACGACCGCTTCCCCTCCTTCACCGTGACGGCTTCGCTTCCGCTCTTGTCGTTGACGAAGAGCAGATGCCCCGCCTTGGTCTTGAAGCCGCGCGCCTTGGGGTAGTCGTCCTTGAACTCGTCGGCGACCGGGTGCTCTTGGTCGTGCTGCACGCCGAGGTAGCAGACCTCGTCGGCGAACTCGACCTGATCCTCTGCGTCGGGAACGAAGGCCGCGACCGTCTCGCCGGGCTCCGGCGGCCAGCACCACCCGCTCATCACGATCGCGTCGAACGGTTCGGGGTACACGCCTTCCGCCTCGGGCATGTCTAGCTCGACGCGCCCCGCCTTCGCTCCGTCCTCGTTCGAGGACACCTTGCCGCTGGTCAATCCGCTGTTCACGAGGACTTCACCTTACCAGAAGTGACCTTCCGCTGCGCGATCTCCTCAGACAGAACCTTGTGCGCGACGAACTCGCAGACGTAGACCCGCCCCGGTTCCATCACATGCTTGACGTTCGTGAAGCGGTAGAACCCGTCAAGCCGCGCGCCGAGGCCGGCCAGCTCGTGGATCTGACGGCATCGGAGCGACTGCACCCCAACGACGCGCCCCTGCATGATGAGGAAGTCCCGCTCCCTCTCCTTGAGCCACGCCTGCACGAAGCTGTTGGCGTCCTTCGCGCTGGAGAACGGGCGGTCAGCGAACGCCTCGATCGTCTGCCCGAACGCGGAGAACCGGACCATCGCGCCGGGGCTGATCGTCTTCTTGGCCTGAAGCTGCCCCGGCCCGACGCGCCCTCCTGCAAGCGACACGTCCTCGCCGCTGCCGGACTCGGAGACGACCGTGTGCTCGACAGACCGCTTCTTGCGGTCGTAGTAGAGCACCTCGACCGCGGTCGCCTGCTCCTTGACCGAGAAGTCCGGCTCGGCGCTGATCAGGCTCCCGTCCTCGCCGTTGTAGGTGAAGCGGTATATCGCCTGCCCGGCGTCGACCTTGCGCTTGAAGTGGATGACCCACTGCTTCTTCTGCTCGCTCCAGTCGACCCACAGATCGAAGCGGTTGATCTCGGCCAGCTTGCGGAGGAACTCCCAGTCGCTCATGTCAGGGGCCTGGCCCCGCGTGCGGATCACCTGCTGAGCCTTGCCACCCTTCCCGACGACCGCCTTCTTCTTGACCTCGGTGCTGTCCGTCTCGACGCCGAAGCCGTACTTGTCGGCGATCTGCTTGACGATGATCTCGTCAGGGCTGTTCTTGTAGAACGTCTTGCGACGGCCGCCGGCCGCGAGCCTGGCGCCTTTGCTCTTCTTGGCCTTGCGCGCCTTGCCGCCGACGATCCGCGGAGGGGCAACGTCCTTCTGCAAGCCGCCTTTCCGCTTCGGCTCGTTCGCGATCATCATCCGGTGTCGGCCGTCGTAGCCCTTCACCGTGAACGTCGCCGGCCCGGTCTCCGGGAACGACGGCATCCACTTCACGATCTCGACGCGGTCGACGAACTCCAGCGCGCTGCCGTAGCCCAGCCGCACGTCGACGTAGTTACCTTCCGCGAACGCCTTGCTGTCGATGACCGCACGCCAGTTGACCGGCTGCCCGACGACAGACTCAGGCTGGTTGATGAGCCGCAGCTCGAACATGCTGCTCATCTCCTCGTCGTCCTCGAAGGTGATTGACGCCACGAGCGGCCGGACCGCTTCGTACAGCTCCGCCGCTTCTCCGGTGTCCTTGCCGGAGATGATGAGGCTGAAGTTCGGGGCGAGCCCGGACCCGACATCAGCAAACAGGTCGCGGGCCGGGCGGGTCGCCATTACCGCACCACCGACAGCGTGCGGGCGTTGCGGTCATCGAGGATCGTCCCGTAGCTCTCGACCGCATCCTCGTCGATCAGGCTCAGGATGTGGCAAGCCGGCTGCACCACCTCCTGCAAGATGAGCGCGCGGGCCGGAACCTTGACCACCATGCCGACCGCCGGCGCGAAGGGGTGAGTCGCGTGCCGCTTCCGCAGCCGATCGCCGAGGAGCGGGTCGCCGTAGTACCGACGCGCGATGGCTTCGTAGCTCTGCTCAGCGGCAGACGCGACAAGCAGGAAGCTCTCTTTCGCCGGGCGCGTCGGATCGATCTGCTGCTGCGAGAACGGGACGTACTTGCGAAGCGTGATGTTGCATCGAACTTCGCGAGGCTGCGAAGTGTTTCGCAGCGTGCTGACGATGAGCGGGTCTACCGCCTCGACGAGGCATACCTCGCTGATCGAGCTGCCGAGGGTGAAGATGCAGATCGGCGGCCGGCCCAGCTTGTCGTCCTTCTGTGCCAGGTCTTCCAGCTCGCGCAGTAACTCTTGCACGAGCGTTCCGCCCTCCTCGCTGTCCTCCTCCGCAAAGAGCACGGTAGCGAAGCTGATCGTCTTCGACCGGCCGCTCGTCCAGTTGACGATCGAGTCCTGAAACCCGAAGCGTTGTTGCTCGGCAATGTTCCCGCCGACGGTGATCCCGACATCGCTGATCGGGTACTGCGGTCGCCACTCGTACTTGTGGTCGAGGTCGTAGAGCGACCAGTTGACCTCGAACTTCCTGTCCTGCTTCACGGCAGCCATGCGTTACCCCGCAGCGGCGCGGCGCCGCGTACCGGGCGCAGCCTTCTCGCCGCGCCGCCCGCTGGATTCGTTGCCCGCCTTGGCGACTCCCTTCGCGACCTCCCGCTCGCCGATCTTGACCTGAAGTTGGACGCGGGCTAGCGCGCCGGCAAGCTCCGGTCCCATCTGCTTCATCACGCCTTCGACCACAGCGCGAGCTTGTTCCGGCGTCAGCCCGGAGCCCTTCGCGGTTGCTGTCCGCATGAGGCTCTCACGCATCATCGCAGCCGTGACCTTCTTGCGCTCGCCGCCCGGTCCGGTCTGCACCGCTACCCCACGCCCTGCGAAGCCGACCAGCGCCTTCGCCTGATCCTGGATCGTCTGGATGTCGACGGATGCAGCGTAGGCTTTCGAGGCAACCGCGGCAGCCGCGTCGCGCCCCTTCTTGCCGAGGTCCCAGAAGTAGTTGCTGACGGCGACGCTTGCCCCGGTCAGCTCGTCGAGTTTGGACCCAAGCGTTAGCGCACCCGCAGCGATGCCGCCTACCGCCATCCCAGCCGGCCCGAACGCCGCCCCAAGCGCGAGCGCGCTGTTGGCCAGGGTCTTCGACGCCTCTTGTCCTTCGCCGGTGATCCAGAAGTTCGCGGCAAGCCCGCCAGCAACCGCAAGCCCACCACCCGCTAGCCCCGTCCCGACCGCCGCGGAGGCCCTGCCGCGCCATCCGGCCGGCCCCGCAGCCGGTCCCCTCCCAGCGGGCGTAGGCCCCATCCCAGGAAGCGGGAGCTGCCCGGGTGCCACCCCGGCCCCGATCCCGGCCCCTGCCTCGTCCCAGTTGACGACGCGCACCGGCTGGGCCGTCACCTTCTCCATCGCGGCAACGCCCTTGCCCAGCTTGCCCAGCGGGCCGGCCAGCTTGCCGAGCGCAGGGAACTTCGTCGCGAGCAGGTTGACGATCCCACCGACCCCGGTCCGCATCCCTCCGAGCACGCCCTGCAAGGCACGGAACGATCCGGTCGCGATGTTCATTACCCGGCCGAGAGCGCCCCCGACCAGCTTCAGCGAGAAGGCAACGGTGCCCCACTTCATCGCCATCGCGATTGCGTTGCCGACCCCCATGCTCCCACCCTTCGGGCCGAAGAGGGCTTGCGCCGGGTTGAGCACCGCGCTGATCGCCTTGCCGACGAAGCTGATCACCGAAACGAAACCGGACACCACATCCTTCGCCCCGGCCCACCCCTCGCGGAACCCGCGCACGACCTCGACCGCCGTCTTGTTCAAACCCCAGAATCGGTTGTCCGTCGTGCTGACGCCCTGCCCGAACAGCTCCATCGCCTTGTAGGCGTCGCTGAAGAATCCGGTCATTCCTTGCGCGATGGCCCGGACCTGCGGCCGGAACATCTTGCCGAGAGCTATGGCCGCCCCGTCGATCGCCGAGGATAGCGTAATGAAGTCCCCGTGCACCCCCTCCATGCGCAGCTTAGCCATCCGCGCAGAAGCTCCGTCTACGGTCGACCCGAGCTTGACGAACAGCTTATCGACCTTCTCCTTCGAGATGGCCTCGAACGCCAGCGCCACGCCCTTGCCGCGGATGCCGAACGTCTCCATCGCGGCCTGTACCTTGTTCATCGGGTTCTTGATGGTGGCAAGGGCGGCGACCATGTCGAGGAAGGTCTGCTTCGCATCCATCGTCCCTTCCTTGGTGTACTTCAGAGGGACGTTCATCTTGCCGACGGCGACCTTCCCGTCCTTCGCTTTCTGGCTCATCCTGACGATAGCGTTCTGGAACGCCGTACCTGCAAGCGAACCCTCGAGCCCGACATCCGAGAGCGCGCCGAGGATAGCGACCGTCTGCTCGAACGGAACCTTCGCCTGCCTCGCCGTGCCGGCTGCGTACTTCAAGCCTTCCTGCAAGGAGAGGATCGAGGAGGAGGTCGCGCCGGAAACAGCGGCGAGAACATCAGCGACGTGAGCCGCGCCGCCTGCCTCCTTCCCGAAGGCGTTCATGTTCTGGCTGACGATCTGCGCCGCATCGCCGAGGTTCATCCCCTCGGCCGCCGCCGTGTTCAGCACAGGGCCGATCGCCTTCATGATCTCGGCCGGCTCCATACCGCCGGCCGCTAGCTCCTCCATTCCCTTCGCCGCCTCGGCCGCCGTGAACTGCGTTACGGCGCCGAGCCGCATCGCCTCCTTCTCGAGCATCTGAAACGCCGGACGCGCCTCCTCCCCGAGCTTGGCCTTGACCGCGCCCATTGCAGACTCGAAGCTAGCCATCCGCTTGATCGCGGCGCCGACCCCGAGCTTCACGCCCGCTGCCGCAAAGCCGATCCCTTTGAAGCCCTCCCCCGCCTGCTTGAGCCCGTCCTTGGTCTTCTGGACCTGCTCCGTCATGCCGCCGAACGCGGCGCGGACCTTCCCCATCCCGGAGACGGCTTGGCTCCCGTCGAAGAACAGCTTTGCAGTGAGGCTCAGGGAGTCAGCCATCGTCAGCCCTTCTTACCCTTCATGGCCTGCGCTTCAGCCTTGAGCTGGCGCGTAATCCGCTTCAAGAACCACCCGCGCTCCTTCGGCGTCAGCTCAAGCGCGTCGCTAAACCCGAACCCCTTGCCGTACCAGAGCAGCGCGTGGATCTCCTCCCTCAACTCTTCAGCGCCGACAGAGGCACTGAAGCATCGAAGAAAGGGTCAAAGGCCCAGTTGAGCGCGTCCCGCACCTTGAAGCCGCAGCTCTCCTTCGGGCAGGTCACGACGGTCCGAAGATCGATCCCGGCCGCGACCGTCGAGGTCTGCCGGTCGATGCGGAGCAGGTCGCGCTTCGTCAGCTCGTCGAGGTCTGCGTCCGTCGGGATCGTCCCCGGCTGGGTGCCCTCCATCTCCACGATCGACTCGCGGAGCTGCGAGTAGGTTAGGGATCCCACGTCTGTCTGGCCCTGCCCCGGCAGCGTCATCGCTCGGAACCTGACCGGGTGCAGCTTCAGCCGCCGGACCAGCTTCCCGTCGATCTTGAAGCCATCTTGCAGCTCGACCCACGTCGACAGCTCGGCCGGGCTCTCCAGCACGCGGACCTCGGTGCTTCGGAGGTCGGCCTTCAGCACGCCCTGCGTCTTGCACTTCGGGCACATGAACGGGACTTCGATCCACTCCGAGACGCTGACGATCCTGGAGTAGACGTAGAGGTACATCGCGTCGGCGAAGTACCAGTCCCCGACCTTGAACTCCTGCTCCGCGTTCGAGTTGCCGTCGGGGGTCAGCTCGAACGCGGAACGGCCGGCCGCGGCGACGATCAGCGAGAGGTACTTGGCCGCGAGGTGAGCCATGCTCTTTCCCTCGTTCGCCTCCCGCCACACCGCGAGGTGCCGGTCTACGCGGCCCTTGTACGCCCTGAGCGTGAAGTCCTTGTGCAGCACGCCGTTGGCCAGCTCGCCGATCGGCAGCTTCGAGCCCAGCTCCTTGATGGTCGTGGTTCTCAACGGGCAGCCTCCCAACTATGCCCGCGCCGGGGCACTTGTGAAGGACGAGCCCCGGTTTTCCGAACATCGGAAAACCCGGATGGCTACATCGGGATGATCTGGTCGGCCTTCAGCGTCCAGGTGATCGTGGACATCTCGCCGTCGTTGTCGAGGTCCAACTCGGAGTGCGACCGCTTGCTGATCCATAGGTTCGGCAGCGTGTACCTGCGGCGCGGGATGCCCCACTCGTCGAACAGCACGAGCGTCCCGAGCTTGAGGTACAGCGGTAGCGACATCTTGCACATCCGATACCAGGCTTCCATCGCGAGCACTTCGAGGTCGTGGTGCATGGGCTGCTGCACCTCGAACTCGAGCTGCTTCTCGCGGCCACCGCTGCGCGAGGTGCGGTCGGGCAGATCGACCGTGTCCAGCTCCTCCTCGAGACCGCTGATCGTGGTGAACAGCGGCGAGCCGACGCCGGGCGCGATGGTCAACTGGAACTTGTTGACCTGCACCCGGTTGACCTTGAGGACGTTCTTGATCGCCATTGCTCAGCTCCTTCCCAGGTCGTCAGCGGGCTAGCCGGCCGTCGACTCGAAGATGCCCATCTTGCCGATGGAGATGATGAACCGCTCGATCGTGTCTGCGAGCTGGAGTGTGATCTCCATGTTCATGTCCCCCGCGGCGCGGGTCGCGTCGGTGTTGTTCTCGTCGTCGCACTTGATCTGGCAGGCGTCCTCGAAGGTGTCGCCGCGCAGCGCCCGCTTGCGCCACTCGGGCATGAAGAATGACTGGACCGCCGCGATAGCGCCGGCCTGCTCGACCGGATCGTTGATCGCGAAGATGATCCAGTCGAAGCTCTCGGCGAGGACGTGCTCGTAGTACGAGAGCGACTCGCGCTGCTGGCTCCACTTCCACGCCTGGTCCAGCGCACCGAGCCGCGCACCCCAGACCACGAAGTTGCCGGCCCTGCGCTCGACACGCTGGATCCCTGCCGGGTTCAGCACCTCGCCGTTGAGGCGGGTGTCCCCGGTCGGGAGCTGCTTGATCCTCGAGAGCCCGGTGTAGATGCCGGCGGCGACCTTGTGGTAGCCGTCGTAGTCCTTCGCCGTCTTGGCCTCGAGCCCATGCACCATGCCGGTGATGCTCACCAGCTTTAGCAGCCCGGACTTCACCGGGTCGGAAACGCGGGCGTAGCTCGGGAAGATCATCTTCAGGTAGTCGCTGCGCCCGAGCGTGTCGTTCAGGTACGCCTTGGCGACGAACTCGTCGACCACCGTTTCCTCGAACTCGCCCCGGTACTGGTGGTTCTTCGTCTCGGCGTAGTCCTTGCCGGCCTTCTGCACCACCGTCGCATCGACCCCGGTGAGGGCCCACACGCCGGGCGTCGCGTGCTTGATGAGCCCGTACCCCTGCCCCTCCGTCTTGTTGAACGGCGAGGTGTTGGGGTCGTAGGCCGCCGTGAAGTGCGCATCGGCCAGGGCGTAGATCCCGTCGTAGCCGAACCACATCTTCTGGCGGTACTGGAGCCGAACCTTCACCGTTCCCGGCAGCCCGCCTCCCAGCGTCAGGTCGCCGCTGCCGATGTCCACGGTCGTTTCGTTGTTGTCCGTGATGTACCAGCCGCCCTTCGGGGCGCCGCTCACCTCGGGGAAGAAGATGCTCCCGTTGATCGCTTCGTCCTCGACGAGCGGCAGCACGTAGAGCGTCCACTTCTCGCCGACCACCGGAGTCACCCCGGTCGCCGTGAAACCGATCGAGAATGGGTTATCCGCCGGGTACGCGGCCCCGTCCGTCGGCGCGGTGAACGTATGCTTTGTCTGGCGCGAGAGCGACCGCAGCTCCCACACCGTCGGCCCGATGCTCATCACCTCCAGCTCGTAGGTGTCGGGGACGACCTGCGTGCCGAAGGTGAAGGACGCGAGCGTGTTGGTCCCGGCCAGCGAGGCGTCGATGCGGACCAGCGCCGTGGCGAGGTCGATCTCCTGCTCGCTGATCTCGGAACTGGAGAGGCTGCCGAACCAGTTGGCCGGCCGCACGTCGGCGGTGATCGCGCCGGTCCACTGGTCCGTGACCTTGATGTAGCCGTTCAGGTCGCGGTTGATGATCTCGGCGAAGTAGCTCGCCGAGTTGGGGTCCGAGGAGAGGTCGGGGTACGTCTTGACCAGCTCGTCGTTGACGTAGACCTTCATCCCCCATTCGGTGCCTGGGTTGAGCTGCCCGTCGAGGATCTCGATCGCGAGGTGCCGCGCGCGGCCCCATGCGTCGGCGTTGCTCTTGACGAGGGTGCACTCCTTGTCCGTCGCCGCGCCGAAGTCGGTCTTCGCCTTGCTGTCCGCGGCTAGCGTGATGGTGGCGCGGGTCGTCGCGTTGCCGACGGTGTTCGAGATGATGTTGTAGGTCTTGCTCGAGCCGGTCAGGGTGAGCTGCCCGCCCTTCCACTTGTTCACCGGCATGAGCAGGCCGAGGGGCATCTGCACCGTCGTCTCGGCGATGTCCAGCGAAACGTCGGTCAGGTCGGCGACGATCGCGTCCGTCGCGCCGGCCCACTTGCCGACGTTGTCCGCTTCGACCTTGATCACCTTGTTCCGGGGCGCCTTGCGGTCCCAGAGCTGAAGCTCGGCCTTGACCCCGGTGCCGTCGTCGACACGGTAGAGGAACAGGATGCCGGCGCCCTTCGAGTAGTCCCAGAAGTCCTGAGCCGCGTCGGGCAGCAGGCTGTCCGGGATCAGGCCGCCCGTCTTCGCGAGCAAGTCCTTCTTGCCGGACGTGATGATCAGGTCGCCGACCGTGCCCCGCTCGAGGATGCCGGTGTACGCGGTGCAGCCGAGGGCGTGCGCCTGGATTGCCTTCTCGGCCTCCTTCTCGATGATGACCGTGCCGGCATCCAGGGTGGGTCCGAATCGTCGCTGTGCCATAGCTTGCTCTCCTTGCTACCCAGGCGTCCCCTGGTCAGAGCGGACTCTGGAGCCTGGCGAGGGTCAAGTTCAGCCGCTCCACGAGCGGCATCGTCTCGTCGGGTGCGACCCAGAAGTAGACGTTCTGAAGCTCCAAGCTCAGCACCGCCTCGTGCTTGTCGCTCAGGTTCGGGCGCTGCGCAAACGACGGACCACCCGTAGCACGTAGCGAGACCGTCTGGTCGAGGTCGCGCCACCGCAGCTCCGGGTGGTCGGAAACGAAGCGCATCGCCTTGCTCATCATTGCTAGCAGGGTCCGGGTCTTTTCCGCCAGCAATACTACCTCAAAGCGAATCGTAAGTCTAAGTGGCCGCCGCTTCACGACGGCCGTGCTCGCAGCGGCGTTCTTGACCGCCTGCTGCGCCCAGTTCTGGACCTGCGTGATCGTGATGGCATCGACCACGAGCGCCGGGATCTTCTCGACCTCGACGTAGTCTTGGCTCGCCCAGTTGACGACAACCTCCGGCTCGGCCGTGAACGTGATCCACAGGGGCGCTCCGCGCGCGACCGACGACGACAGCACGATGCTCTTGCTCGCCGCGTCGTAGGACTGGAGGATGCTCGTTAGGTGCTTGGGGTCGGCCAGGTGGCTGTAAACCGCGTCGACCGAGAGGATGTTGAACGGGGTCTCTACGTCGAGCAGGCTGACCTTCGTTCCGCCTGGCGCGTCAACAGCGAAGTCGACCGGCGCCCGCAGGCATTCGCGCAGCTCCGGGACAACGCTCGACGCGATGAGCGAGTACATCCATTCCAGCTCCGCTTGCATGAGCAGGTCGGCGTACTCGCACCACGGGGTCTGGCTCGCGTCGGTCGTTGCGAGGCCAATGACAACGGCAATGCTGCCGCTCGAAGTCGGGAAGCTGCCGATGTTCGCGGCGACCTCGGCCTGCGTGTTCCAGTCGTTCGCGCCAGCAGCGGCCCACGTCCCGCCGACGTACGCGCGGTCGCTCGTCCCATCGTTCAGACGGAAGCGGATGCTCGTCCCTGCCGGCAGCACGTCGTCGATCGGTTCGCACGCGAACCCGATCCAGCTCCTCATCGCGGCCGGGCTCACGGCCCACGACCGAACCCAGTACCGGGTTCCTACCGGGTAAACCGGGAGCCGCGTGACCGGGTCGTAGCTCTGCCGCGCAAGCTCGATTCGATTCGTCGACGGGTTGAGCCGGATCTTTGTCGAGTCGCTGAACGTGAGCCGGGAGCGGCACGCCTCCTCGAACACCAGCGGGATGGCTAGCTTCTCCAGGCCCATCAGTCCTCTCCGCGAAGCGTACGTTCTACGGCGTCGAGCCAGTTGTCCTTGTACCGCTGCTCCATCTGCGGGGTCAAGGCCGCGTCCAGGTAGCGGCGGGGCGGGATGACGATGACCTTCGTTTTCTGCGAGAGCGGCTTGATCTTGCCTTTGTACTTCTTGCTATGCGAAAGGGCGAAGAACAAGCGGCGCATCTTGTCCGTGACCTGGATCGTTGCCCCGAAGTAGAGCAGCGCGGCGATGTCTGTTGTGTACTTCGCGCCGGCGACCTTCTTCGAGACTTTCTTCGTGCGCTTCTTTCGGAGGGCTCCGATATGCCCTTCGTCCCACGCAACGCCCTTCCCGACGATCGATCCTGCGAGCGCGCCGCTGTCAACCAGCGTGCGGCTACTACCCTTCAGGATAACGGTCAACGGAGAGTTTGCGGGCGGGACACCGGCCTGGATCGCGCGGATAACCGCGCTCGCCCCGAGCTGTGCGTTCAGGTCGGTTGCCTTGCCAACGTGCTTCCGCAACCGCACGGGGACCTTCGTCGGCGCGAAGATGTCCTTGAGCTTGTCGAAGCCAATCAGCTTCAGCCCGAACCCCATCCTATGCCCGCACCCGCGACGGTGTCCGATCCTCGAAGTACGCGCGGACCAGCGACGCGCCGTGCTGGTCCTGGTAGTGGCCCATCCACTTGAAGCCGACGAGGTAGAGGTCAGTCTCCTGCGCGGCGGTGCCGTCCCCGATCTGCGTCACGCGGTCCCCGACATCGAGCACAACGCGAGCGGCCCGAAGGTCAGACGTACGGAACAGCAGGTAGCCATCTGCCGACCCGGCCCTTCCTCCCTCGGCCTGCTCCTGGTCCTTGTCTCGGCCCCAGCTCACTTGCGCGTACAGCCGCACCGGAGCCGGCGGCCGGCGCACCTGGCCGACTGGCTCGTGCAGGTTGTCGTCCTGCACAGCGGTCAGCTTGCGGTCGATCTGCCGCAGGTAGACCGGGATCGGGTGGATAAGCGACGGGCGCATCAGTACCCCGCGATCGCCGCGCTCGGGTCCGCAACGATGAGCGGGTCCGGGGCCGTGATCACCTGCGGCCTGCGGTACAGCTTCAGGATCTCAGCAACGTCGGCCGGGATGCTGGCCCACTGCGACTGCACCGCGTCGGACCACTCGACCTCATGCCCGTCGGTGCGCTCCCGTGTCTTCGTCCGCGCCGCGTCCGATCCTGCGTCCATGTACCCGTCGAGGTCGTAGCACACGAGCTGGACGATCGCGCCCTCGATCGCCGGCGGCGTGATGTAGCTGCCGGGCGTCGCCGGGTCCGGGTCGACGAAGCCCCACTTCGCCGTGATGCGCTGGTCGTAGCCCTTGAGGAAGACATCCGGCGCGCTGCGGAAGATCACGCTGACGTTCCCCGTCGGGGTCAGCTCGATCTTGGGGTTCCGGCGGTCATCCTGCGGCGGGGTCTTCCCGACGTAGGCCCGATACTCGTCGACCCCGAGCGCGGTCGTCTCGTCGTTGATCTTCACCGACGACACGGAGACCAGCGGCAGGTTGAAGTGCAGGATGCTCATGTTGTTCCCGTCGAAGACAAGCTCGCCGGGTTCGAGCACGCGGAACACGTTGCCCGTGAGCTGCTCGACGATCTGCTCCCACTTCGCGATCCTGGCTTCGATGCGAGCGTCGCTGACGGTGGCGGGCACGCCCTCCGCTCGCACCTCTGCTACCGTCACGTAGTTGCCCACGGGCTAGCTCCTCCCGGCACCCGGCGTGCCCGGCATCGTCTCCGCACCGGCGATGAACAGCTCGACCTTGGTCGGGCCGTTCGTCACCGTGTTGAGTCGCAGGAACAGAAAGGCCCCGCTCGCGGTCAGCTCGAAGGCGTCGCCGTTCGCGAGGGCTCCGGTGTTTGCTCCGGCCACGGCGAAGAACTCCGTCCCGTCCGGCAGCTTCACCAGCTCGACCGGCTGGAGCACCACGGTCGGGGCCGCACCGCCGGTCAGCTTGACGAAGCCCTTGACCGTCTTGTAGCCGGCGCAGTCGGCCGTGCTCCTCGGGTTTGCCGCGAGCAGGTCGGCCAGCGTCGCCGTGTCGGCCGCGACGGGCGCACCCTCCACCTCGCGGTGTCGGATGTAGAAGGGCTTGCTCCGAAGCTGCGCGTTGTTCATGGCGTGCTCCTATGTCGTTGCTCTCGTGATGTTGCGGAGGAACTCGATCGCACCGTAGGCGACGGTCATCACCTTCAGCACCGCGTCGACGTACGCCTTGACTTGGATGTCGTACTCCCAAATCCCTTCCAGGTCGTCGGTGCTGCCGGCCCTGAACTTGACCACGAACCGCCCATTCGCCGCGTCGGTGATCTCGATCTGCGTCGACGATGCGGATGAGAGCTGGAGCTTCGCGTCGGCGTCGGCCTTGATCGACGACTCCTTGACGGTCAGCCAGACCTTGACCCCGACCCCGGACAACGGGAGAACCGCCCCGTTGCGGAGGAGCTGGAAGCGGTGGTCGTAGTCGTCGCCAGCGTGGATCGGGCGGTAGCCTGCGGCGAGCAGCGCCTCGGCGGTCATGTCGTACTTGACGCTCATGTGCAGACCTCGAAGGCTAGCTGTACCGCAGCTTCCACCCCGACCTCAAGCGTCGCTTCTGCATCGGGACCGAGCAGTATCCTACCACTTCCATCATCGCCGAGTCCAAGCGTCGCGGTCGGCTCGCCGGCAACAGCGAGCACCGCAGACGCCTCGGCCAAGCTCTGGACAGCGGCGTCGATCGCGTCCTGAACCTCGACCTCGGCACTTCCGTCGAGCGCGAGCCGCAGAGCCGCGAGGGCATCCTCGAGCTGCCGGAGCTGGAGCACCGCGTCTGATCCGACGGGCACGGCAAGCTCCGCGTCAGCAGCTAGCCGCAGCGCGGTCGTTGCGTCCAGCCCTAACCGGAGCAGCATGCAGGCGTCGTACTGCTCCACCCGCTCCGGGAGCAGGAAGAGGGGCTGCGTCTCCAAGCCCCTGCTGCCGATCAGCTTGAGGGCTGGGCCGAGCCCGTAGGGGAAGGTGTCCTCGTCGAGCAGGATGGGCTGCGAGCCCCGGTGCTCTGGCGAGTACAGCAGCATCAGAAGGTGAAGTTGCCCTTGCCGCCCGTCACCGTTCCGACCCCGGTGATCACGACGGAGGCGACAGCATAGTAGAGCTGGTTCTTGGCGAGCCCCGGCCCCTGCTTCTCGACCTTGTAGAAGCCCTGCGTATCGGGTGCGGCGTCGGTCATCGAGAACAGCAAGGAGCCATCCCGGTTGAACCACCGGACCTCGCAGGCCCCGAGGGCCGGCGAGTTGAGGACGAAGTTCCCGCTCTCAACCCATACCACGCCCTCGAGTCGGTCTGCCGTCGGGTTGAAGCTGAAGGAGCAGAGCACCGAGTAGACGTTCCCGATCTTGTCGACCCACTGGCCGACTCGAGCCTCCCCGACCTGCGGCATGTTCGCCGCGCCGTTCACCCCATCCTGCACGACCGTCACCATGTACGTGTCGTCGGCAATCGGGTTCGCGATGAGCGAGGTGTCGAGCGCGGTCCGGTACTCCCCAGGCGCGGCGGTCGCGCTGACCTCCGCCATCGCCTGCAAGAGCTGCGACACGGAGCCGGCAACCTTGAACGTCATGTCCGACCAATCGAGGAACTTCCCGTCGGAGACGCGCCAGACGCGGGCCTTGATGTTCGTCTTGCCGGTCAGGGGTTGCCCGAGCTGGTCGAGGACCAGGCTGACGATCGGCTCGGTAGCGCCAGTCTCGATGTTGCTCAAGGCTCGTCGTCCTCATCGCCCTGCGGCAGCGCCGCGCATTGCAGGCCCAGCTTCTCGATACAGCGGTTATTGACCTCCTCGATCAGCCTCCCGTGCCGGACCAGCTCGTTCTGCGTCAAGACGAGCTGCTGTTCGATCGACGAGAGGCGCGTGTCCTGCCCGGTCAGCTTCGACAGCACTTGCTTGAACAGCTCCTCCGTCGGGCTCGGCTTCCTCCGCTTGGGCCGCTCTGCTGCCATGCTAGTACGGCACCGGAACGAAGCGCAGCGGGAAGGCCGCCCCTCCAGTCGGCATGAACTGGCACCAGACCGTGAGGCTGCTCCCTGGCGACCACTTCCCGCTGACCGCGCCCTTCGTGTTGTCACCAGTCGAGCCGCTGCTGTCCGGGATGAGGATCTTCCCTCCTGGCGTGATGCCGGCGACCGCCCACTGCGCCCCGCCCCACTGGCCGCCTCGTGGGTTGATCAGGATGCCGAGCTTCTTCCCGTCGGTGGCCTTCGTGTTCAGGTGCAGCTTGTAGAGCACACCGTAGTTGCCGGCGAGAGTCTGCTGCGATCCGTCGGTGGCGTCGGTCCCAACCGCGGCCGAGTCGGCCGGCGTGTTCCCAGCCAGCGGGAGCTGCTGCACCCCGCCCGCCGTGTCGATCTGCACCCCGCTTGCGGTGTCATAGATCTTCTCGGCATAAGGGAACGTCCCGCGCTGGTGCGTGTCGCGGGAGAGCACTGCCAGCCCTGGGCACACGCTGACCGGGTCATCGTTCTGGTTCAGTGCGCAGACGGTGAGCTGGTGGCTCTGGCTGAAGCTGTAGTCGTAGATGCCGTGCATGAGGTTGTTCGGCGACGCGAGCGTTTCGATCGCGGTCGTCAGCCTCACGGTCTGCCCAGCAGCGACGCTGACCGGCGCTGCCGCGGTCGAGGTCAGCCACCGCTGAAAGGCCAGCTTGCCCGCGTAGAGGTAGCTCGTCGTCGGCCCTGCCGTCCCGCTCCTTTGCAGTGTCAGCGTCCCGGACGCGCCGCTCGTGTTCTTCAGCAAGATGGCGAACTTCATCTTGGTCGAGCCGCCGTACCCGTTGACGTGGTAGGCGAAGACGCGGTTGTAGACCGTGCCGCTCGTGTAGCCGAGGGTGGCGTCCTCGTAGAGCTTGCCGCGCAACGTCGGCTTCTCTGGCGAGTCGGAGAAGATCAGCTTCCCGCCGTCCCAGGTCTGCACCATCGGCACCTCTGGGCAGGCGAGAGGGTTGACACCAGACAGCGAGATCACGGCCGCCTGTGATGCTGCGTCGAGGTCGGTCGTGAGCTGCGCCGGGGTCGGGCAGGTCTGTGCTGCGGCGGTGCCTGTGAGAAGCAAGGTCAAGAGCAAGGCTGCGAGTCGCATCGTTCATTCCTCCCAGATGAGAAGCTCGCCACGAATCGTTGTGCTCGTGGCTTGGTTCGGCACGACGGTGAGCCGCACATACGACCGCCCCCCAGCAGGGATGGCGAGGCACCGCTTGTTGAACTCCAGAAACGACGGCGGGGTCACGCCCATGAGGTTGACCAGATCCCAATGCTCATCGACCACGTTTCCGCTGTAGGTCGCGCGGCCCATGAGCTTCACCTTCACCTCGTCGTCGGAGGTGATGCCCCAGCCGTAGACCCACGCCTGCTTGCCGGCCGGAACGTAGTGGTGGCAGAGGAAGGCGTCGGCTGTTCCAACACCGATGCCGCAGACCTCCGAGCCACCGCCTCCCGTCGAGGACATGAGCTTGATCGCGCCAGCCGCCGCGGCCCCTTGGATGACTTGGTACTTCTCGATGAAGCGGATGTCCGTCCCAACCGTGTTGACAGCGGCTGTCCCGTTCAGCGTCACGTCCTCTGTCTTCAGCTCGTAGGCAGAAGTGAGGTAGGTGATGCGAACCTGCTTTGCACCGCTGCCGGCCGGAGCGTCCTGCGACGAGGTGGAGACGACCGACCGCTGCGCCTGGCTGCTCTGCTCGGCGTAGGCCCGTGCCGCAAGCAGCACCTCGCTCGTGCTCAGCGCCGTGAGGTTGCCGAAGCGGCGCAGCATCCACTGCGTCTTGAAGGTCGGGTCGACGTTGAACGAAGGCATCGTCCTCTACCCCAGCAGGTTGCCCTTGACGAAGCACTTGAAGTAGACGCCGGCCGCGTCGATATCGTCCCGCACCGTCACCTTGATTTTGTCGGATGAACCTGCAACCAACTTGAACGCGCCACCGACAACCAAGCTGGTGCTCAAGAGGTCCTTCGACGAGACAACCCAGGTGAATCCACCAGGCGAGGCGAAGTTCACGAAGGACTCGTTCTGCTTCAGCACCGCGACGGTGCCCGTCTCGCCGCCCGCGATGATCTCGACGAGCACGCCGTTGGCGAGCGGCCCGGATGTGGCGCCGAAGTAGCCGGCACCGAAAGTGATGGCGTTCGACGCCAGCGTGAACCGCAGCTCTTGGATCGAGATGTCGTGGGTCGGGTCGGCATCGTAGCTGAAAACGACCGGCGTACCACTGCCGTCGACGAGCAGGTTGTCTGACGCGCCGTTGAGCGCAAAGGCGTTCTTGATCGACGACGGATTTGGAGGCACGGAGCCGAAGGTGATCGGGTCACCGTCCGGCGTGTAGAGCGTGGCCTTCAACCGCCCCCGTCCAGAGGTCGTGTCGACCACGTCCAGCAGCACGAGGTCGCTGGCGCCCTTCGCGACCTTGGCCTCGGCCTGCAAGCGGTAGATCGACCCGTCGAGCACCACGCCGACTACGTTCCCACTGGCGTCGTAGAGCACCTGCGGCCACGCCCCTCCGCCCGCGGCCTTCGTGCCTTGCGCGACCTTGCCGACCTCGTTTGTCCCTGCTGGGAGCTGGTCGGTGATCTTCTTCACACCGGCCGTGTCGCGAATGGCCTCCAGCGCAGTCTGCACGGCTGCTGCCGTGGTCTGCGCCGCGCGTGTTGACAGCGCCACGTCCAGCGACGCGGTGAGCCCAGAGAGGATGGAGGCCAGCGTGGTCTGGGTGGCGAAGTCCTTGCCGGCGAGCGTCGAGAGGTTGCCCCCCTCGCGCGCTGGGTCGGCCGGGAGGTTGTCGGTCTTGGCCTTGATCGCAGCCGCAGTCGTCTCGCTCGCACGGGTCGCTAGGGTGTCCTCCGTCGACGGGTTGATGACCGTGCCCGCCGCGTTGCGGAGCTTGGCCGCCATACCGAGCAGGTAGTCTGCACCGTCGGTGACGACCTTGATCGCGTTCCCTGCTGCGTCGTAGAGGATCGCGGCTGGACTGATCCCACCCATGCTATGCGTCTCCGCTCACGATGGCGCGCGTCCTGCTCGTCTCGAACGCACCAGAGTAGCTGATCGTGTCCGTGATGGTCCAGAGGACCGTGCTACCGTCGGTGTCGTAGACCTTCCACTTGTCGGTCGTCGGCTGGCCGCTCGTCCAGGTGATCAGCCGCTCGACGATCTTCTTCAGCTTGCCGCTCGTCTCCCACCACACGATCGCCGTCGGGAAGACCGTGCCGGTGATCTCGCGGTAGGCCCCGGTCGCGAAGCCCTCGGCCGGCCCGTCTTCGATGAAGTGGATCAGCGAACGCAGGATGCGGTGCTGGGCCTCCGTGATGCCGCTGCCGCCCGTCGCGAGCTGCGAGAGGGTCAGCGGCCCGGCCAGCTTGTCCTGGAACTTGAGGTTGTCCCCGTCCCGCCAGACCAGCATCTCCTCGTCTGCTGGGCCGCCGGCCGGCTGGAAGTAGTAGCCGCGAGCCGAGAGCGCGTCTTCGTTCTCGTCGATGCCGCTAGGGTACGGGTCGGTCTGCGTCCCGCCGTGAGACGGGTCCTCCCACTTGACGGCCTGCACCCGGTCGAGGTTCGGCGGCGGGGCCATCGGCTACACCATGCGCGCGAGGACGATGCAGGGCTTCACCAGAGCTGCGCCAGGGATCCTTGCCGCCCACTTCTGCGCCGCAGCTTCCGACGAGAAGTGAGCCGCGACGTATGCCCGCCTGGTCTTGGTACGAACGGCGCCGGCAGCGATAGCGGAGGCCCGAAGCCCCACCACCGTTGCCGGCGTCTTGCTGCTGCTCTTCTTCGGAGCCATGCTACTTCGCCGTGACCAGCACGGTCTCCCTGCCCGCCCAGCACTTCTCCGCCGCGTAGCCGGCGTCCTCCATGTCCTTCTTCCACTTGTTCGCGTGCCCGGCACTGCTGAAGGTCGCGACGATGTACCCCTTCCGCCCCTTCGTCCGGGTCGCGTCGGCCTTGGCCCCGGCCTGCACGCTGTTCTGCACCGCCCGGCTGGCGAACTTCTTGGGCGTGATGTGGATGTCCGGCTTCGCCATTGCTTCACCTCATTGAACGTGCTTCCAGGCACGTCCTGTCACGATCTGCTGCACGAGTGCCTTGCTGATCCCGTGCTCAACGGCCAACCCCTGCTGCGTCTCGCCCCGAAGGTACGCAGCTCGAATCATGCGCACCGTCTGCTCATCTAGCTTCCGTTGCCCGGTGTTCTTGCGAGGGCGAGGTAGCCGGAGCTGCGCCGTAACGTGCGACCAGTACTTCCCTCGAATGATGCCAGAGACGGTCGCTGACGAGATGCCGTAGTCCTTCGCGATCTCCTTCTGCGCCTCGCCCGCTTTGTACCGCCGAACGATCTCTGGGATGTCCTCCGCCGTCAGCTTCACCCCGGAGTAGTGGTGCCGGCCGTCACGGAGCCTGTCTTGCATGTTGTCGCGCTGCGACCCCAGCTTCAAGTGCTCTGGCTTCACGCACGAAGATGTGTTGCACCGATGCAAGACAAGCTCTCCGTCTGGTATCACTCCGCAAGTCAGCTCCCATGCTACGCGGTGGGCGAGCTGCTTGGTGCCGCCGCACAAGATCAAGCCGTACCCAGCCCCGTTCATTGCACCTGTCCAGAACCAGCAGCCGCTAGTCTTGTGAACCTTCTTCCAGAACCGCTCCTCGATAGGTCTAGGCTTGGGACCTGGTTGCATTCTGGGCCTCCTTTGGCCCCAAGCCTAGCCCTGTTGAACTACGGAGGCAAGGGCTATCGACCTATATAGCCCTATGCAGCCTTTTTACCGTAGTCCTTGATGTCGACCATAAGGTCGGTGTCGCCGATCGCGTAGCCGACCATGATCACGCGCTTGCCGGCAGTCGGCAGGCTCGTGCTGATCCCGCCGCCGTCCGCGAGGTAGTAGGGCGTGTTCGGCGTCGCGCCCGACAGCACACCGTTGCAGCGCCCGCAGGTCACGACCTGCACCGCCTGCGGCGCGGCGCCGGAACCGCTGCGGATGATGCCGAGCACGCGGGCCTTCGTGTCGGTCGTGTCGGCCTTGCCGATCGTCTCGTCGCCGTTGGCGTAGACCGGGTCGGCGACGGCCACGGTATCGGTCGCCGTGTTCATCGTGTTCTCGACCCGTTCCGCCTCCGCGGCGCCGGACGCTTGCAGGTTGCCGCTTCCGTCGAAGGTGATCGTGGTGCCATCCACCTTGACGAGCAGGCCGCTCCCGTCGCTGTTGAGCCCCTTCGCCGTCTGGTACTTCACGTCCAGCTCGTTGCCGGTGATCGCCAGCGCCGGGTTGGTTGCCTCGACGTTGACCTTGAGCCCACCGGCCCCTGTCACGACGGCGCCGTTCGCGTCGAGCTTGGCGCCGAGCTGGTTGCTGCCGTCGATCTGGAGAGTCGGATTGGACGCCTCGAGCTTGACCGCCAGCTCCTTCGGCGTGCCCGTCTTGAACTCGAGGGCGCCGGCCGTCGCCAGCTTCAGCCGGAGGATGCCGCTCGTGAGGTAGAGCGCGTAGTCCTCGTCGGCGGTCATCTTGCCCTTGGTCCCACCGCCCGCGGCCGAGGTCGCGTCCGGGACCGAGCCGGTGCCGGAGAACTGCTGCCACACGTCGGCGTCGGCGTCCCAGCCCCAGATTTCGTCCTCGCCGAGGAAGTAGTGCAGCTCGCCGTCGACGAGCACGCTCGCCTGCGCCCGGTAGCCGAAGCGGCCAGCGCCGGGGTCAGCGGCCGGGAGCGTCACCGCCGTGATCGAGGTGTAGTCGTTGTTCACCGTCGGCGTCGCGCCGGAGGCGTACTCGACCACCTTCGCGTCGGCCTGCGTCGTCCAGACGCCGTAGATGCGGCTGTCGCTGGCGCCGGAGGCGGTGCTCTTGTCCACGACCACAATCACGCCAGCGGCGTTGATGCGGTCCTGATCCGCCGGCTCCCAGTACAGATCCCACTGCGTGTTGCCCGCGTCGGCCATCGCGCGGGTCACGAGGCGAGCCATCGCCGTCGGTGCGTCGGTCTCGCGCGACACGTCGGTCGCCGCGGACTCTGAGCCCTGGTCCGCGACGAAGGTGTACGTGCGAGTCAGCGACCCGTTCTTGAAGATGACCGTGTCGCCGACCGCGGGCTGCTGCGCGAAGAACAGCACCTCGGCCGCCTTGATGCCGAGCGAGTCCGACTTCTGATCGGTCGTGAGCAGCGCCGCCTTGAACTGCCCGCCGGTCACGATCATCGTGTCGACGTAGCTCTTGTTCGTGGCGTCGCCGGCCGCCGACGGAGCGCCGAGGCCGGTGATCTTCTGGTTGCTCATCGCGAGGTCGCCGGTCAGCGTCAGGCCGGCGAGGCTGCCGCTCGCCTGCCCGTAGACCAGCGCCTCCCCGGAGCCGGAAGCTGCTCCGAGGCCGGTCAGCTTGTTCGTGCCCATCACGATGTTGCCGCCCATCGTGAGGCCACCCAGCGTCATGCTGTCGCTGGTCGCCATCTCCTCCGAGAAGCCCTCGGACCCCATGAACAACGGTTTCCTGGCTGCCATCTGTTCCTCTCCTTCGTTGGCGTCAGCCGAGGGCTCGGAGGCACCTGCCTAGCCGGTGGCCTCGGGCTTGTTCCTGATGTCGTGCAGGACCCCGCTCTCGGGGTCGTAGGTGAACTGCGACGGGTCGAGGTCATAGCGTTGGGCCACGTCCTTGACCGTTTGCTCGTGCTCCCGCTTCTTCGCCTCGAACGCAGCGATGAGCTGCGCCCGATGTGCCGCGCGGGTCTGCATCGATGCCGCATGTTCACGGGCCAGCTTCTCGCCTTCGAGGTCGTGGATGCGGATCGCCTGGAGAAGGTTCGCCAGCTCCGCGTCAACCTTGCCGACGGAGAGCCGCTCGATGTCGGACATCTTCACGACCTCGTCGACCGGGAATACCGGCTGCATCCCGGCCTTCCCTCGCGGCTTGCGAGCCCGCGGCTTCGTGAGCTTGGGGGTTCCGTTCGAGTCGGCCTTCTTCTTGGGCATGTACTCGCTCCTTCGCTATGCGCTCTGCAACCGTGCGGGTGATGCGACGCGGACCATGATAGCACCAGAGGCCAGGGTATAGCCAACCGCGTTCAGGACGCGGGTGCCCGCCAAAGGGCGCGCGGGAGGAGTCACGGTCAAGCGCCCGTCCGTTCCGACGAACACGAGCCGCCCCGGCGGGAGCCCCGTGTAGACCCCGTCCAGCTCGCCTGAGACGCGGACGGTGCAGAGCGCCGGGCTCTGCTTCGAGTGGATGACGCCGACCGCGATTGCAACGACGGGGTCGGAATCGTCGATGTCGACCCGTGTGACCTGATAGGTCGAGCCGACCTTGTCCCCCATGATGTAGACCGCGTCGCCCGGCCGGTCCGTCGCGTAGCAATAAGCTCGGAACGCCCCCGTGAGCCCACCGCCGATCCCTACGGGTAGCGTTCTCATCCGCGGCGCCTTTCTCCTCGGGGAGCATACCGCATCGCGCCGGTTCTAACCAAGTCGGTGCGGACGATGCTGCTTCCGAACGTTGCGGAGACGATCGCTCGAACGTCACCGGCCTGCACAAAGACGCGCTCGCCGACGACGGTATCGGAGCTGTCAACGATCGGGTCCGCTCCGAAGACGAAGCGGCCGGCCCCGCGCGGCGCGGTGAGCGCGTGCTGCACCCCGTCCCGAACGATGGACAGGGCTGTGACCTGCCCTGCGTCTAGCAGGTCACGGAGGGCGGCGAGGGACTCGGGTTGGGTCAGGTCGTGGGAGCTTGTCAGCCCCCGAGCCGTGTTGGCGACGACCACATGGTCACTCGCTCTTCATGGCCTTGGCCTTGCGCTTCGCCACGGGCTCGACCTCGTCGGGCACGGCCCTCGGCCGGTCGTGCGTCGCGACCTCGCGAACGACCTTCTCCTTCAGCACATGCACAGCGAAGCCCGCAGTGACCTTGCATCGCTCGATCAGCGCGGGGTCCGTCACGGTCCGCGTGACCCCGTCGATGAACTTGACGCCCCCGACCAGGTACGACCGGGCGCCGTTGTAGGTGATCTCGGCCTTCATCTCTTGCCTCCTGGTTTCGCTTCAGCAGGCGCTAGCAGCGCAGCACGCGGGCTACGCCGGGACCGCCACGTTCTTGATCATGACGAGCGCGTCCGTCTCCTCGACCTCGGCCCAGACCTTCGCCGTGATCGCGAACTCGTTCACGCTCTTGAAGATGTTGCGGTCCTTCTCGATCCGCACGTCGCGGCCGATGCAGACAATGAGGTTCTGCGGGTTGGTCAGGATGATGCGGCCGGCCGTCTTGTACGTGGCCTTCACCGTCGCGCCCGAGCCGATGGCCCCGCCAGCGAGGCGGGTCCAGGTGCCGGCCGTCTCGTTGACGGAGTAGTCCACGCCCTCGACGTACTTCGCCGTCGGGATGCTGCCGAGCGTGGTCGGGGTCAGCACGAGGTCGTCGATCGGGCCGTAGCTCAGCGCCGTGGCCGTGGTCCCGTCGGTGTTGGCGACGGAGTTCTCGGCGTACTTCGGCGTCGCGGAGAGCAGGGAGATCGGCAGCATCTCCACGCCGAAGCTGGGGATGTTGCCGGTCGACGCGAGGGCCGCGTCGCCCGACGCCGTGGCGCGGGTGCTGACCTTCTCGCGGTAGACCTGCTCGTGGTCCGGCGACATGAAGAACTTGAGCATCGCCTTGTTCTTGCGGAACTTGTTGGGCATCGCGTTCAGCGCGCGGCTGAGCAGCGACGGGCTGATCGCCTCGCCGGCCGCGTCGACGATGTGGCCCGAGTCCGACTTCTTCAGGAAGCCGCCGAACAGCGCGAGCAGGCTGTCCTTGATGTAGAGGGCCGAGCCGCCCTCGTACAGCTCGCTCTCCTGCACCGCCGGGCCGAGGGTGTTCCCGTCCCAGAACATCTCCTCCATGTTGTTCGCGAAGCGAGTCGCCATCATCTTGACGATGTGGTCCTCGACCGCGTCGCCCTCGATGTTCTCCTCCTTCACGATGTCCGACAGCTCGAACGGCACCATGATCTCGCGGTGCTCGAGCACGATCCGGGAGGTGCTGACGCCGCGCCGGATGCCCGGGTCGACCGCCTCCTCCTTGGGCACCGCCACGCGGTTCGCCACGTTGATCTTGTCGATGTACTTCTGGGACGGCTTGAAGCGGACGATCCGGCAGACGTTCTTCACGCCGGTCTCGTCGATCACGTAGTCGATGAACTTGTCGGCCTGCTCCGGATTGAGAAGCCCGGCGGCGGCCATCGCGTCGGTGGTGATCGTCGCCTTCTCGATCAGTTCCTTGTTCGTCATCTTCCCTTCTCCTCGTCGTATCGTGATGGCGGTATCCAGGCCGCCTTGCCTGCTTCGTTCTGCCGAGCTACTTCAGCCCGAGCACGTTGCCCCACATCGACTGGCGCTTCTCGACCGGCTTCGGCGGGTCATCGTCAGTCCCGGTCGGGCGAGCCGTCTCCAGCTCGTCGACCCGCTTGTTGACCTTGCCGACCTCCTCCTTGATGCCGTCGAGCTTGTCCAGCATCTTCTGCTGGAAGTCCTCGTCGGACTTCTCGGCCTTGCTCGGCTTCTTGCCGGCGGGGGCGCTCTGCGTCTCTTCCAGCTCGCGGAGCACCTCCTGGAGCATCTCCACCGCCTTCTTGAACAGCGAGAAGCGGGTGCGCTTCATCTTGCGCCCGGCCTTGATGATGATCTCCGGGTCGTCGGAGTCGGCCTTCGCGATGAAGACCTCGGGCTTCGCCAGCGACTTCGCCGTGGGCTCCTCCTCCGGCGCCGGCTTGCCCTTCCCCTTCTTACCGCCGCCCATCTCCTCCTCGGCTGGCGCCGCCGACACGAGCGCCGTCAGCGCCGTCGCGATGGCGCGCAGGTCCCCAGCGATGGCCGGCGGCACGTCAGCGTCCGCCTCGAGCGCCTGGAGCTTGGACGCCGTCGACATGAGCTTCTCGAGCGCGGCAGTCACCACCGCCAGCGCGTCCTTCGCGGCCTTCTCCGTGCCCTCGGCCGGCGCCTTGCCCTTGTCACCCTTGCCGCTGATCTTCTCGGCCAGCGCCGCGAGCGCCTTGGCGACCGTGCGAACGTCGTTCGCGAGCGGGGGAGCGAGCTTCGCGCTCCCTTCCTTCTGCGCCTTCAGCTTGTTCGCCACCGACATGAGCCGCTGCACCGCAGCCTTGGCGATCTTCGCGGCCTCGGCCGCCATCCCCTTCTCGATGGCTTCCAGCTCCGGCTTTTCCTCGGCGCCGGCGTCGGCGTCTTCCGCGTCGTCGGGCTCCCCCGTCGCGTCGAACAAGTCGGCGATGTCCTCGTCCTTGAGGATCCCGACCGGCTCGTCGTCGCTCTCCAAGATGTGCCCGAACTCTTCCGCCGCGTCCCTCGGGATGGCAGTCCTCGGCATTGCTTCCTCCGTTCTGATCACGGCCAGCCCCCCATTGTCCCTCTTGACGATGAGGAAGCGGCGCTTGTTTGCGGGGCGATCAACGACCGAGACCTCACGAACGTCAAGGTCCGTGAGTCTCGCCTCTGCGTCCTTCGGCATGGTGGGCATTTCGATCAACTGCTCCGGCCAAGTGCTCTACATTCAATCACACTCGCGTTCGCCTGGCAAACCCTCCCATCGAGAACCCGGTCATGTCCCCACGCTTGATCGCCGACCACAGGTCATCATCCAGAACGTGGTACATGAGCAGCCAAGTCCCCTTCTTAACCTTCTGCCCGCCGAGGGTCAAGTTCACCGGGGCAAGGTAGCTCTCGTAAATCTCGATCTTGCCGTTGACGATCTGCCGGTGCATGAAGCCCCGGTCCTGGTACTTCGCCAGCCAGCGATGCGCCGCGTGCTCGATCTCATCGGGCGAGATCGTGTCGCCCTGCGTGTCGACGCTGTTCGGCTCGAGCACGACGCCGAGAACGATCCGCCTGTCCTCGTCGGCCTTCTCGACCGGGAGCAGCCGCACGTCGGCGTAAGCATCAGGCTCATCGGCCGCCTGCTTCTCGCGCTTGCTCTCCTTGAGCTGCCCGACCACGGCCTTTACCCCGTCGGTCATGCTGATCGTTCTGAACGTCCCGGGCTCAAACTCGCCGGGCTCGCGCTGCCGAAAGCGCCACGAGTCGCCAGTCTCGTCGGGGGCGCCGGCCTTAACCGCAAAGTTGTGATCCGTGATCCACTTCTTTGCAGCCGCGGCAGTCTCGAACCGCACCTTGGACAGAATGATCGTCTGAAGCACCATCTGCTTCTCGATCAGCCCCAGCTCCGACAGCTCGGCCTCGCACAGCCCGATCTGCTCGCCAAGCGACTTCGTCGACCAGTCAAGCAGCGCGCCAGGCTTGAAGGCGTGCGGCATGCCCCGCTTCGCCATCTCTTGCACGATGAGCAGATGCTGCTCAGCGAGCAGCGTGTCGCCAGCATGCGCCCGTGCGTGCAGCCTCGGCAGCTCAAGGTCCGGAGCGCAGCAAAGCACCGAGGCACTGACCGTTTCCAGGTCGTAGAACGCCGCGGATCGCTCGCCGCGTTTCGCGATGTCCTCGCTGCTCCAAGCGTCCTCGCCGGCGTCGTCGTCCAAGAAGTAGTACCGCCGATTGGTCATCTCCGCCGCTTCCTTCTCCGCCTTGTGCCGTTTCACCGCCTCGACGATGGTTTGCGGCGACATCGAGTTCAGCGCCTTCACGTAAACCTCGATTTGCTCCAAGGCAAAGAGCTTGTAGACACCGACCCCCGACGTTGACCATTTGCGCTTGGACACGAAAGCACGAGCCAGCTCGCGCACCCTCGGGGTCATAGGGCGCTTGCGCACGCGCGCCCGCGGGTGGTCGTACCTAGCGAGGATCGGGATCTGCACCCCGCCCACGTCGCGGCGCTCGGCAACGAGCACTTTCCCAAAAGCGACGGAGCGGCCCCACGCGGCAGAGTCAACGCTGCTGATCACGTCAGCGTGATGAAGGAAGCGGGTTAGAGACGAAACGGCAAGCAGGTGCACCGTGGTCTTGAGCTTGCGCCCGTCCTCGGCCTTCTTGTGTAGCGCCTCGTGCGGGTTGCGCTGCTGCTTGTACCCGGCCGCGCCAGCCGATCGGTCCCTGAAGACGCCGAACGCCCCGAGCGCGACCTTGTCGTCACGCTTCCAGTATTTGAGCACCCGCTCGTCCTCGCGCATCCGCATATGGTCGACGAAGAGCGGGCGGTGGCCCCTTGCCAGCAGAGCTTCGTGCTGCCGAATCGTCTTGTCCCGGCTGCAAAGGTCGTCGAAGGTGACGTACTCGGTCCACCGCTTCCGGTGCTCCTTCAAGTACGCCTCATACTGCTCGAGCGAGACCGTCCCGGGCCGCTGCACGTTCGAGAACGCACCCGAGTCGAGCATCAGCCGTTTGCCGGCCGCCTTAATCTGATCGGTCAGCTTGTGGGCCACCTCCTCGCGCCCCTTGAAGAAGGCGTAGGAGACAAGCACATTGCACTTCACCCCGTTGCGCAGAAGAAGGCTCATTTCGCCGGGGTCAACTGCGAAGTAGTAGGTCAACCAGTTTGGCATCGGCTACTCCTCGACCGCGTCAAGCCGGCGTCGCCACCGGCCCAACCCGCTAGAGCGGGTCTGGCACCCCGGCTGCCTCGAACGCCTCGCGACGTTCGATGCACGCCCCGCAGACTCCACAAGGGTACTCCCCGCCCTTGTAGCATGTCCACGTCCGCTGGTAGGGCACCCCGAGCGAAAGCCCAAGTCGGACGATCTGCCCCTTGTCCATATGCACGAACGGCGCTTCGACCCGGACAGGGTGCCAATCGTAGATACGGGCGAGCGCGTCAACGAGCACCACAAACTCTGATCGGCAGTCAGGGTAAGTAGCGGGGCCGCTATGCGCGGCGTAGACCACACGGGTCGCCTTTGCCGAAACGGCCCACGCGATCCCAATAGAGAGCATGATCATGTTGCGGTTCGGGACCACTGTCACCCGCATCGTCTCTTCTGAGTAGCGCCCTTCAGGCACCTCAACACCGGGGTCAGAAAGGGCGCTGCCGGCCAGAAGCGGCTGAAGCGGATACAGCTCAACGACGTGGTGTTCGACGCCGAGCAAGCGGCACACCTGAGCCGCGCAGCCCAGCTCGCGGCGGTGGCGTTGCCCGTAGTCGAACGAAAGGCAACCGACCTCTTCACCGTCGGCAAGCAGCTTGTAGAGCAGGGTCGTTGAATCAAGCCCCCCGCTCAAGATGAGGACTGTCCTCACCGGCCCACCCCGAGCAGCGCCAGCACCTCGGCCCTCGACTCTGGCTTCTCCCGGAACGACCCCAGCATGCAGCTTGTCCGCATCGAGGCTTCGTGCTGCCGAACACCACGCGCCATCATGCAGAGGTGCACCCCATCAACAACGACAGCAACGCCCTTCGGCTCGACCGCGTCACCGATCGCCTGCGCGATCTGCTGCGTCATCTGTTCCTGGATCTGAAGCCGTCGTGCGTAGACGTTGACGATGCGGGCCAGCTTCGACACGCCGAGCACCTTGCGGTTGCCGTTGGGCAGGTAGCCGATGCTCACCTTGCCGAAGAACGGGAGCATGTGGTGCTCGCACATCGAGAAGTAGTCGATGCCGCGAACGGTGACGATCTGGTCGTAGTCCGCGGTGAAGACCTTGGCGTAGTCCTGCGGGCCGTCAGCGTACCCGGAGAACAGCTCGCCCCACGACCGCACGACGCGCGCCGGCGTTTCGAGCAAGCCCTCACGCGCCGGGTCGTCGCCGATCAGCTCGATCAGGCGCCGGACAGTCGCTTCGGCTTCAGGCTTTCCGAAGTTCGGAAAGCCTACCTCACGCCCCACTGCTTGTGCATCAACGGCGCCCATTTGATCTCGCCTGTACCTTTCGCATATGATCAGTGCAGCAACACGCGGATGGAGGCACACGATGCTCGACCCGCACTGGGTAACGGGGTTTACGGACGGCGAGGGGTGCTTTGTCCTCGGCGTGTACCTCAGAAACAGCGGCAAGAGAGCCCGCCACTACAACACCGTCACTCCGGCGTTCTCCGTCACGCAGCGCGCCGATGGTGCCGGTGTGTTGGTCGAGCTGGAAGAGTTCTTCGGCGTCGGGACAGCCGAACCGAGAAGTGCCAGTCCAACAGCCGGCAGCCCGATGCTGCACTTCGTTGTGCGAAGACGCGAGGAGCTGCCGGCTATCATCAAGCACTTCGACGCTTACCCGCTGCAAACGAGAAAGCAGCAGGACTTTCTCGTCTGGCGGGAAGGGGTCTTGATCGTGCTGGACGCGCACGCACGCGGGCCAAGCCCGTCGGGTACGCCGCGCGGGCGCCGCATCTTTACCGACCAAGAATGGCGGCGCCTTCACAAGTTGCACCGAAACCTCCAAGCAGGCAGACGATTCAAGCAGCCGTAGGCGCCTATCGCACCCCGATCATCTTATGGAGCTGCACGCTCAGGCGCCATTGCGGATTCTCCAAACAGAGGTTGATGCAGTGCTCGAGGTTCTCAGGCGGGAGAGTATCGCCTACAAACGCGGGGCTGAGCAAGCGGTGTTCCGTCAGGATGTCGACCTGCGGCAGCGGGTCGCCGGCCGAGACGACGACGCGGACTTCGTCGGCGTGCTGGAGCACGAGCTTGGCCCCGCGCTTCGGCGACACTGCGATCCAGTCAACGACGCACCGAAGCGGTAGCGTCCCGTTCGTCTCGACGGCAACGTAGTGGTGCTGCTGCTCGATCGCGGCGACAAGCGGCGCGTCCATGAACAGCGCCGGTTCGCCGCCCGTCAGCACAACCCACTGGCACCTCGGCGAGGCGGTGTCGATGAGCCGCACGATCTCCTCAACGGTCAGCGCCTCGCCGCCCTGATGCTCCGTGTCGCAGTCGAAGCCGTGCGTCTCCTTCCGGCACTTCAGGTTGCAGCCGGAGAAGCGCAGGAAGATGCTGGGGCACCCGGCCCGCACACCTTCGCCCTGCAAGGAGTAGAAGCACTCCTTGATCGGGTAGCGTGTCACGGGCGGTACTCGCACGCGGCCGTGCAAGTCTCCTCGACCGTGACCGCGACGAGCCCTTGCAGCCGAACGCGCAGCCGGTCGTACAGCCACTCGGCGACGTGCTCGCTCGTCGGGTTCTCGATGTCGAGCGTCTCGTTCAGGAAGTGGTGGTCGAGGTACTCGTCGAGGAGCGGGCGCATTGCTGCGCTGATCGTTCCGTAGTCGACGACCATCCCCTGCGCCGGCCCGTTGAGCTGGAGCGCATGCCCAGCAACTTCAACGGTCGCGATCCACGAGTGCCCGTGCAGCCGCTTGCACTTCCCGTCGTGGTGTGGCAAACGGTGCGCGGCCTCGAACCTGAAGGTCTTCTTCAACACGTACACGGCGACCTCACTTGATCTTGCTTGCGTCGTTGACAATGAAGTCTTCCAGCTTCTTCCCGTTGACTTGCTCGATCCCCTTCTCGCGCAGCCTCTTGATCACGGCCGCCCGATGCCGTTCGTCGGAGATCACGATCCCCTTCATGTCAGAAACGGGAATGCCGTGCTGGAACATCACTTCATTACTGCTGCCGAACCCGCCTTTTCGAGCGTGCCCCTGAATGTCCTTCCCAAGCATGCGCGACGGGTACTGCGCCGGCCCGGCAGCGCCGTAACGATCCCCCTCGAAAGCGTACCAATCAGATCGGCCAAGCACCTTCGGATCGATGATGATGCGGCACCCGTGTCTCCCGCGATCCGGTTGCGTCGCAAGGCGAGTGAACACGGAGTCAGCGCCGCCAGTCTCGAAGTCGCGGGCCGTGCTCATCCCGTTCGTAAAGACACCGCGCTCGTAGCGTTGCAGCGACGACAACAGGCCAGACCGAGCCGGATCCTTCTCCAAAAGCAGCGGCACGCGGTCGGGGTCAGAGATGTCGTGGTACAAGTGCCGAACCCCAGCCTCCTGTATTGCCTTCGCTTGGACCGGCGAGTATTGCGCAACGTGCCCTGAAGCAACCTCGGTCTGCTTCATGTCGTCGAGGATCGATCGCAGCGACGGGTTGCGCTTGACGGCGCGCTTGAATATCTCGTCAACCTTGTCAGGGGTCACGGGGCCGCTGATCCGTTGCAGCTCGGCCCACGCCTCCCGATCCCACTGCGTAATGATCCGCGCCTGCTGCAACGCGCGAACTTCCGCAGCCGTCGGCACGGCGGCCGGGTTCGAAATGCCCAGCTTCTTCGCGACCTCTTCAAGCGCAGCTTGCGCCTTCTTTACATCAGTACCGGGTATCCTGATCTCGAGCAGGTTCTTCATGGCCCCGTTCTGCGTCACAAGAACGACCTGCCTCCCCGCCTCCCGCACCCGCAGCCCGCCGAACCGCATATTGCCAAGATCCCCAGTATGCCGAACCGCGCCGGTCTTGGGGTCAATCACCGCCGCTCTAAACGGGGCTTGCTTTCCTTCAACAGCCCCCATAGATCGCATTGCGGCCTCGACGCCAGGCCCGCTTTGCGGCGTGACCTTGAACCTAACAACGACGTAGTCCTTCCCTTCCCACTGCTCAACACGCCATCGGACATCCTGGTTCTCGACCATGCCGCCATCGCCCGGGGTAGCTGCCCCCGAGTAACCCTCGAGCTTCGCTCTTTCACGCTCGAGCTGGGCGAGCTGCGGGTTCGGTGGCGGCGGTGGCGGCTTCGGCGGCCGAGGCTTCGGCGGTCGCACCGGCTTTGGCTGCGGCGGTGCGGCTGGCTGCGGCGCGCCCGTTGACAGGATCACCGGCTCCGTTCTGCAAAGCGGGTGGAACGGAGGCAGCGTCACGTTGAGCCCGAGCAGCTTGCCGGTCGCTTCAGGCGAACCGGCCTTCGCCCCGCCTAGCGCGGAGTGGATGTCCTTTGCTGGAACCCAAGGCGCAACCGCCTTCACCGCGTTCGGGTCCTTCGCAGCGACGATCGCGTCCATCTGCTTGATGCCGGCGTCGACAGTGAAGACCTGCCCGTGCATCTCGGTGCAGACCTTTCCGGTCCGCTCGTCCATCGGGTTGACCAGCTCGAACGTGACCACGCCGCAGTCTTGAAAACCGCGCATCCTTCCGAACGTGCGGGCTTGATGCCCAGCAACCGACGCGACCTGCTGGAAGTAGTATTGCGGGTTGCCGGCGTACCTTGCCGGAACGAGCGGCGCGAACTCCGACGGCGCCGCACCCGGCGCGAGCCCCAAGTCCTGCCGAAGCGCCCGCATCAGCGCCCCGCCAGCCTCGCGGTGCCCAAGCCCGCGCTCAAGTAGCACGTCCTTCGACACTGCGCTGACGCGCTGCGAGAGCTGCGTGCTGTAGAGCTTGTTGACCCAGAAGACTTGCTGGTTGTTCGTCGCTGCGATTGCCCGCTCGTCCTGCATGCCGAAGACGAACTTTCCCTTTGCCTGGCGAGCTGCCTCCTGCTTGCTCAGCGCGTAGATCGCCTTGATCCTGCTCTCCAGCGTCTTCGCCCTCGCGGGGTTGATGATCGCCTTGAGCTGCATGCCCAGCTTCTTCAGGAAGGTGTCGATCCTTTCGTTGGTATACGGGCCTTTGACCAGCTCGTCGATCCCGTCGCCGAGCCCATCCTTGACGGCGGCCCGCCACGCTGAGCTGAGAACCGAAACCATCTTCCCTTCGATCGCAAGGACGGCACGCCGGACGTCGATCTTGAAGACCGCGCAAACGATGCCGTCGATGCTCGTCTGAAGGTCAGCGAGGTCGTCGGTTGAGAGCTGCGCGAGAACTAGATGACCCCGCGCCACAGGGACTCCTCGCCGAGCGCCAGCACGACCTGACCGACTGCCGGGTCTGCGGCCTGCGCGATCTCCTCGAGCATCACGACTGAGTCCGCGCTGAGCTTCCCGTCTTCGAGCAGGACCAGCGTCTCCGGCAGCGTCACGGCCGCGAGCTGCGGGCCGGCCGCCTTCTCGGTCTTGCCGCGCTGCTCGGTCGCCTGCTCGAGCAGCTTGCGGGCCTCGGCCGTGGCCTTGTCCTTCGCGGCCTGCGGGATGTTCGCCTGCGGGATCCTGGCGAGCGCGTTGCGGAGGTGCGGCAGGTCGACCTTGCCGTCGGCGTCCTTCACCGGGAAGTACCGCAGACCGCGCGGCACCGTCTTCCCTTCGCCGTCCTTCCGACCGCCCGGGGCGATGTAGAGGAACGAGCTGTCCGGGAGGTTGTTGACGAAGGCACCGCTCCACACCGCCTTCTCGGCCTTGGTCTTCGCCGGAACGAAGACCTGCCGAACTTCGTCCATGCTGTCGAGCAGCACGGCCCCGGCATCGTCGCGCTTCATGTTCATGCGGAACAGCTTGCCGCTCTCCATGTCGCGAACGACGATGTGGTCCTTGAAAATGCCCCGGAGCGCGAGCGACTTGTTCAGCCGGCCCTTGTGCTGCGTGATGGCGGCCATGACCTTCTTGGCCAGCTCCATCAGCTCCTCGCCGTCGAGCAGATCGATCTTCTGCACTTGCACGAACTCACGCATGAGCTATTCCTCCTCTTCTTCGTCAGCGGCCAAGTAGAAGCGGTCGTCCAGCTCCTTCTCGATCCGCCGGCGCAGGTCAAGCAGCCCGTCGATCACGCGGCGAGCCACGTCCGTACTTTTGCCCTCTGCCCCTTCTTCGTTGCCTTCGCCGGTCCCGCCCCCGAGCATCCCCTGCTGCGACTTCGCGAACGTGATCGTGAACGGCACGTCCAGCGGGATCCCCTCCGGCATCGGGCCGATGTCGTCACCGAACACGTCCCGAACGATCCGGTCAGCCCGGCGCGGCGTCATGCCGCCGGACTTCTCCGCGATGCCCATAAGCCGGATGAGCTGCGTGTCGTCGGTGACGTTGGGGTTGAGCAGCCGGAACGTGTGGTAGCGCGGCTGCCAGCGCGAGACGATGAAGCGGTTGATCAGGAACGTGTCCTTGCTCCGCTCCGGTGCGAACACCTGCTCGTCGGCAACGGCGCGGCTCGTGTCTGCCGTCGCGCGTGTGTAGTCCTCCGTGCGGCCGACGAAGATCGGCGGCAGCCTGAACGACTGGCGCAGCTTGTCGCGGTTGTTCCCATCGTAATTCTGGAACAGCTCGTCCTCTTTCTGGTAGCGAGCCAGCGGCTCGATGCGGATTCGGAAGTTCGACGGTGACGGCGTGCCCTCTTCGGCAGCCTCGCCTTCGAGCAGAAGGAACTTGCTGTAGTTGAGCCCCTTCTGCACCTGCCCCTCGACCCACTCGCGCAGCCGGACGATGCTCCCCTCGGTGAGCGCGCCGTTCTCGACGATGACGAACATCGACGGGATCGCGTTGTTCGTGAGCGTGTTGTAGTTGATCTCCTCGGCGCGGCGGCTCCCTTGGATCGAGAACAGGTTGCCGATCCAGAGCGTCACGCCGTACGGCGAGAGCGGGTTGTAGTTGCGGAAGTGAAGCAGCGCGGTCGCCCGACGAGAGAACGGGATGTCGTCGACGAACTCGCCCGTCTTCTTGTCCATCGTGCGCGGGTCGCCGGCCTCCTTGAACCACAGCACCTTCCCGGCCGGCGTAACCATCGCGTAGCGCCTGAAGCGGTGCCACATCGGGACAACGCCAAAGCTGAAGTCCGGGCGCAGCATCGGCGTGTCGACCTTGACCGGCTGCGGGTGCTTCTCCGTCATCCTGACCGCGTGGCCGACAACATGGTTCACGCCGACCAGCTCTCCCGTTCGGTCTTCGATGATCTCGACGTAACCGTTCCCGCACGAGTGCTGGTCGTTCTTCACCTTCTCAAGGATCATGTCCAGCGATTCGGTCGGGTGCACAGCTTCAAGCCTGGCCTTCAGCTCGAGGCGCTCCGCTTCGATCTCAACACGCCGCTCGTTCCGCATCCCTTCCGGCATCGGGCGCTCGCGCAGCGTCCAGCCGAAGCCAACAGTGTTGACCACCATTGCCCGGATACACTGCCCCAGCTCTGTGCTCTCCTCCTCCCTGGATGAGAGCCAGCGAAGCGGGTACGGCGGGTCGATGAGGCGCAGCGCGCCAAGCGAGACGTTGGCGAACGGGTCGTGCGCGTCGACGTTCGACGCCGCAACGTCCTCGCCATCCTGCTTGCGGATCTGCATCTTCTCGGTGAGCCCGATCGGAACAGCGCGGAGGCGTACCTTGCGGGGTACGCCTCGCTTGTCTAGCGCGTCGAGGGTGATAGTGCTCGGGGCGGGGTTCGTCTTGCTCAAGGCCACCTCCAAAGGGCGGAGGCGCCCCGCCCCGTGCTACCGGGATCGCGGGCTCAGGGTCAGCCCTTGACGGTGTTGAGGCTCGTCGCGGCGGTCGTGTTGAGCGCGGTCCTGATCTCGTTCACCAGCGTCCGCAGCAGCGCCATCTCGGCCGCCGAGGGCGGGTCAGTGAACGCCAGCAGGGCCGGGGCCGTGATGGTCGCGCCCTTCGCGGCGGTCAGGTCGTCGGCGATGCCGCGCAGCACCGTCGCCAGCGCGGGCTCACCGGAAGCGCCCGGCGTGAGCTGCGCGCCGCCCTCGCCGTAGCTCGTCTTGATCACGTTGCTCATGGGTCTCTCCTCTCAGCAGGACACGAAGCCGGTCGCGGTTCGCGACTAGCCCCACGCCTCCCACAGCAGGTCTTCGGTCGTGGTGTCGTTGATGTCCGCGAGCACCGGGATCTTGATCCCCTTGTTCCCCGCGCTGTCGGAGGCCGGCTCGATGCCGCCCGACGAGAGCACCGACAGCGTGCCGTCGGCGATGCGCTTGAGGTTCTTGCCGACCTCGAGCCCGTCGTTCATCTCGACGAGCACCTGATTGCTCAGGTTGGTGACGACGGCCTTCCGCGGCGAGAAGCCGACGGTCAGCACGTTGAGGACGGCGTTCGTCGCCTTGGTCCTGCCGCAAGCGTAGCGGGCTCCCACAGTCGATGCCATGTTCTCGCTCCTTTGTTCTTCCGGGTCCAACCCGAATCAGCGGTCAGCCTACCACGCTGCACAAACCTAGAGCAAGCCGGGCTCGCGCTCCCGTTTCTTGCGCACACCGCCGAAGGCCATGCCGACGGCTAGGTCGAACGCATCGAACAGGTCTTTCGGCCCGTGGGGGAAGGAGCACATGCGGCGAAGGAACTTGTGATGGTTGCGATGGATCATGAACGGGCCGTTCTGCCCGGCCAGCGTCGCGAGCTGTTGCGCACGAGCAACCTTGTCCTTCAGCGTGTAGCGCGGAACAACCGGCACATCCGGGAAGGACTCGCGGATCTGCTGTGTCAAGACGATCTGGTAAGCGTTCGACTCGATCCCGACGCGCACCACGTCGGGGTGCTTGCGGAACCGATCGTTGATGAAGAGGACTTGCTTCGGGAACGGGATGCGCGTCTCTGTGAAGTCGAGCAGGAAGACGCGGGGCCTGGCCTTCTCACGCGAGATGGTAACGTGCGCGAAGAAGTCGTTACGTGCCTTCTGCCCGGCAGCGAGGTCGACGCCCTGCCACTTGAACACTTCCGACGGCGCGTGCTCGTAGTAGCGGAAGTGCTCCTCGTTGAAGATGCCGCCCAAAGACACACCGCTTCGGCAGAGCCACTGAAGCTCGAACGCGGCGAGCGACCCGCGCCGGAGGCGGTGCATACGCTCCGTCGGAAAGCGGTCTTCCCAGATCGAAAGGTCAGTCTCCTCGTCGAGCACGGGAAGCCGATACGCGGCTGCCTTGAAGTCGTTCTTCTCTAGCCAGCCGTAGAGGTCGTCTTCGTTCCAGCGCGTTCCGATGACCCACTGCTTGCCGTGCGGCTCCAGCGCCGGGAGCAGCGTCTTGTAGTAGTAGTTCTTGACCTTCTCGCGCTGCCCATCAGTGATGCTGTTCTCGTCGGTGACGAGGTCGTCGCAGATGATGATGTCGAAGTGCCGCCCGAGGAGCGCCGTCTCCTGCCCGACGCAGGTGATCGTCCCTTCCTTCATGCCGACGGCCGTGCGCCGGTTGACGATGATCTCGCCGTCAGCCCACTTCTCCGCGCCCGTTACGAAGTCACCGAAAATGGCACGAAGTTCGTCGTTGCGCTCGAAGTGGCTCTTGACGCCGCGGAGGAACGTCTTGGCCTGGTCTGCGGCGTCGGACGCGAACAGGATGCGGACGTTCGGGTTGCAGAGGATCTCGAAGATAGCCCGCGCGATCGTCAGGTAGGCCGTCTTGCGAGCGCCGCGGAACGCGAGCACGAGCGCCTCGTCGTGTGCCTCCTGGAACTCGATCATGTCTCGGTGGAACCACATCGGCGGGTCGCCACCGAGCACGTACTCGCACAGCACGTCGAGCCGGCGGTGCTCCAGTACCAGCTCGCGGATCATCTCGTAGCGAGCGGTCCGCGCCTGCTCGTACCTCTCGACGGAATACGTGCTGCGCGCCGCGACCTCTTCCGGCGCCTTGAGGACTTGAAGGCGGGTCACGCTACACTCGTCTGCGTGTGTCGTGCAGCTCGCGCTCCAGCTCCGTGACCAGCGCGATCAGCGTGATCGCCAGCTCGTCGGGCAGAGCGCCGCTCTGCTTCAGCGTGCTGACCAACCCGCGCGCCTGCTCGCGGATCACTTCGACCCTCTCGCGCTTCCCGCGCGGGAGGCCCCCTGTTGCAGTCGTCGCAGCTCCGTGTCGTACCATCGTTGCACCTGCCCTTTGAACGGCCAGGCCCAGCCGTAGCTCCCTCCCGTGAACCTGGATACCCACCACTCTCGGTACGCAGCCGACTCCGCATCCGTTCTGCTTCGCTTGAACCGGCATCGCAGCGACTCCAAGTATCCCTCGCGCTCGATCCACGTTCTCCCCCAAGCTAGCCCGACAGGAAAGAAGATCAAGCCGTAAAGCAACACGAACAGCAGAAAGCCGAGCTGCCTCCACCTGCGAAGGTGCTTCAGCTCGTGCGACAGCACCTCCCACAAGTCGTCGTCCCAGCCCGGCGCCTTGTTATCGATCTGCTCCCAGTGCGCTGGGCTCAACCCGCAGATGAACAGCCCGACGAGCCCGAGCGTGATCGTGAAGCTGCGCGGGCACCAGAACCAGCACCACCGATCGCGGCGGCTCAGGCGCAGCGTCGGGAACTCCTCGCGCAGCTTCACGCACAGCTCTTCGAGCCGGCTGCCGATCGGCGCGTTGAGCGTTGTGCCACCGAACGAGTAGCCGCGTGTCGCGTACCCACTACGCTCCGATGAGCCGGTGGAAGCGGGACTCAAGCGGGCTCCTTGCTTCTTCGTCTTCGTCATGCGGCACCCTCACTGTTGCGGTTCTCGCGACCGTCACCGCTACAGTGTACCGCACGGACAACGGGCCTAGCTCCTTCCCGGCACGCAGCAGCCGGCAGAACTCATCGACATCCGCCTCCGTCACCAGCTCGAACAGCTCGGTGCGCTCCATCCCAAACCAGTACCAGATCCCGACGTGCGCTGCAACACAATCCGACAGCACTTGCGGTGATGTCCGTTTGTATGCTACTCCGTGGCTATGCCGGCACCATCAACGGACCCGAGGTATCCGATCCAGTTTCGCATCGGGCGAGGCCTGCTCGCGCGCGTCGACAAAGCGGCTTGGGACCTCGGCGTCAGCCGAAACACCTGGGTCGCAGAAGCCGTGCAGGCCCGGCTACGCAACGGCAAGACCGTGCGCGGACGGGTCACGGCAGCGGAGCTGATGAACGATCGGGTTGCGCTGATGGCGCGCTTCGACGAGCTAACGCTAGAGCTGCTAAACGAAGCCGCTGAAGAAGACGACTCGACTCGGACAACCTGGATCCTCGACGCGATCCTAATGGCGCTGCTTCGGAAAGGGCACTAGCGCCAGTGCAGCGGCATCACAAACGCGACAACTCGACGCGCCTCGGCAGGTGAGCCCGGCCCGACGATGAACGTCAGCGGGCACGACCGGATCACTTCGGTTCCCAAGAGGCCGCGTCCGACGAGATCGCCGGCGAGGAACGGCCCGGCGTCCGGGTAGAACTGCCAGGCGGACGCTGCTCAGCGGGTACGGAGCTCGCACCACGACGGTAGTTGTCACCAGAAACCGCTTCTCATACTCCATCTCGCTCATCGTCTGCCCCTTCTCCGGTAATCTGCTGTTGGTGTGCTGGCAGACGGGGCACACCCCCGTCAACGGGTAGACCGACTGCCCGCACTTCTCACACAGTAGGAACGTCGGCTTCTTGATCTTAGTCCTGCGCATCACTCCTCCGTGTCAGCAGGCGACGCCGAGATCACCGTGTAACTCGGGTCCACGCCGCGCTGCGGGTCTTCCCACACCGCTGCCGTGTCGTCTCTGAAGAGATGGTCGCTCTCATGGCCCAGCGGGTGGAGGCACTGCGCGCCGGCGCCGCTTCGCTCCTGACAGCGCAGCGGATCGCCGGCCGCCTGGTTCACCGGACGCTCCGACTGCCCCGGCTCGTGGCGGTGCCCGTACCAGTCCTCCCTCATCCTGGTCGTCATGGCGAAGGCGGTGAGCGCGTTCTGGAGGTACATGGCGAGGATGAAGTCGGGCGTGTTGCTCTCGTTCTCCAGGCTGTGCTTGTTGATGAGCGCGGCCAGCTCCTTCAGGAAGGTGTCCTCCTTCGGATCCGTCGCCCGCATCCCCTTCTCGGTCAGATGAACTGTGGTGTCGTCCGTGATCTCCGGCTCACCGATCATGTCCTCGCCGTGGTAGCACCGGGACGGCGTAGGCAGGTCCGAGAGCTTCTTGTCGTAGTTGCAGTCCGCTCTCTCGCAGTAGACCGAGATGTCGGCAGGGTGGTAGAAGAACTGCCCGTCAACGGCGCGGCCCCTCCCGGTCATCATCGCCCCGACCACAGCGCGACCACAGCGCGGGCACTTGGGGTACTCCAGGCTGTGAGCCTTCGAGTAGATGACCGAGAACGGTGTGTCGGGCGGCTCGCTGCCAGCCTTCAGCCACCGACGCAGCTCGACCCCGTCGTGGAACACCGGGAGCCCCAGCCGCTCAGCCTCGGCGATCTCGGCCAGCGCGCCCTTGCTGCGCTCCCACCCGGCGACGGTGATCAGTGCGTCGCACCGTCGCAGCAGTTCCAACGTCCCTTCGTACCAGAACTCGGGCGTGCACTGGCCGTGGAAGTAGCGCGTGTTGGCATGCGGGCACAGCGGCATCGCCGGAACGCCAGCACGCGCACCAGACTGCGCGACGAGCAGCGCAACGTCCTCTGCTCGTCGCACGTTCTGCTCTATGCCCCACGGCGTGTCTGCCGTGAACGGCCCTGCGACGTAGATGACCTTCATTCGCTGCCTCCCTCCTTCAGTGCCGTGCACAGCTCCGACGGGATGACCGAGAGGAATGGCTCGCACCGTCGCCCGCTGAAACAGCACAGCTCTTCCCACTGCTCGCGCGTCACCGCGTGGCCAGGCAAGCGCAGCGAGTCGAGCAACGCACCGATCGCCGCACGGACCCGCACGACGCCAGCTCCGAGGTGTTCCTGCTCGCACTTCGGGCACCAGTCCGGGTAAAGGTCCGGCCCCGTGTCGACCAGCCCGTGCTTCGCGCATCGGAACTGGCCTGCCGCCGCCTTCTCCTCCTGCACCATCGCCCGCTCGCGCGCGTCTTCCTCAGCCTGGCACTGCTCGATGTACTCCCGCCCGTCTTCCATCAGCTCGTACTTGTTGCTGTCCTCCTCTTCGCCGCACCAGTCCTCGTCGTCGACATCCGGCCAGACCGTGACCAGCTCGTCTGGGTCGTCGGTAGTCGCGATGACGATCGGCGGGTAGCGCCGGCACTCGCTGGTTCCGTTCGGCTCATCGTAGTGGTGAAACCTGCATGTCTTGCAGCTCATGCTTTCCTGCTCCTTCTTAGCCGTCCCAGCCGCCGCAGGCTGTTCGCGTTCACCGCCCGCAAGTCCTGCTCCCGTACCCACTTCACCAGCAAGAACCTTCGCTCTCCGTTTCCCATGTTCAGCCCTCCGTGCTCGGGGCCGGCGGCTGCGTCTGCTCGGCCTGCTGCTCCCGTTGCTTGTCTTCCATGAACGTCGCGGTCAATCTCTCGGCCAGGATCCTGAGATCCACGCACTCCATCGCGCGCCCCGCGATCCCCGTGCTCGGCGCCCCTCGCGCCGCCCTGGCCTTGGCGGTTCTCCTTGCCCCGCGCATCTTCGTCTTGATCGCGGTATGCAGCCCCGTGATCACGTTCGCCAGCTCCCACCGAGTCAGCTCGATCTGGATCTTCTTCTCCATCCTTCTTCTCCTTCTTTCGCTTGCACGTTCGCTTGTGTTGCTTTCACCACACCCCCGCACAGTACAACTGTATACCTTACCAGTCAACCCTTATTGTGCACTACAACCGCGCATCATGCTGTACCCCACCTACCCTTTCCTGGTCAAGGAAGCAAGCCCCCTGCCGGCGCAGCACCCGCCTCCCCAAACCTCCATCCTTCAGCCGCCCTCCCAGTACCCGGGCTTGGCCCCGGCCTCCCTACTGCGCGTTTACTTCTCTGGCGGGTCTGGTTTTCCGATGTTCGGAAAGCCTGCCCCCGCTCGGGCTGCGACCCGGCCGGCACCGGCTACCGGCCGCGGCACCGGCTGCCGGCTGCCGGGGGCCGGCGCTACCTTTGCTCCGAACGTGCAGCCCGGGAGGCGAACCTTTACCGGCAACCGGCGCCGTGTCGGTAGCTGGCTAACCCCTCCATACCGACGTGTAGGCAACCGCTTCCCGGCGGCCCCCCACGGGGGCCGGATCGGGGTGGTTTTGGGGGTGCAACCGGGACCGCGGCAGGGGTGGCGGGAGGGCTGCGGGCAGGGCGGTGCAGGTGTAAGGCGGGATCCT